CGGGACAGCCGTTCTTCAACCCATATCCGGTTGTCCCGTTTGACACTAAGCGCTACACCGACACATCGGCCGACCTTAAGAACGCCTTCCTACCCTCGATCATACAAGGGCAGGTGCAGGCTTATTTTGGGTCGCCGTTCAACGCGGGATACTATCGCGATACAGTTGGCTCGAAAAACGCCTTCCTACCAAATAAGATCCAGGGGCAGGTACAAGCTTACTTCGGTGCGCCGTTCAGGAGCGGTTCGTATCTCGACCTAGAAGGCGTCAGAGGCGCATTTCTGCCTACCGTTCCTGTAGCTGCGACGCCATTCTTCAATACTAACGTATCACTATTCAACCAGCAATCGTACCGCGACACATTCTTCGACGGTTCGGCTTTCCTTCCGAACGTTATTCAAGGGAAAGTCCAAGCTTACCTTGGATCGCCATTCAACTCGCAATCGTATCGTGATAGTTTCTTCGATGGTTCGGCATTTCTGCCAAATATAGTACAAGGCGAGGTCCAGGCTAACCTAGGGGCGCCGTTTAATCCGCAATCATACCGCGATACGTCGAAATATCCGCCGAATCCATTTTTGCCGCGCGCAACGCAGCCGACTGTTGCGTCAACCCTCGGCGCTCCATTTAGCTCGCTAAGTTACCGCGATAGCTTCCTCGCTGGCTCATCGAATACAACATTCTATCCGCCGCTAACAGCGTTCCCATTCTTCAATCCATGGCTGACGGTACCGTTCGACGCGCACACCTACCAAGAGGAACTGCATAACCCTCGCGCGGAAGTAAACATTGTCCAGCTGTGCGTCGGGCAAGACCAAACCATCAGGATTGCGCTGCAAGATGCGTTTGGTAACTGGCTGCAACCGCCATTCGACATTGGATGGTTTGATGTCACGCTGAACAATGTTGCCGTCTTCGAGCGCAATACGACTGGCCAACAGGCGCGATTTATATCATTCGTGCCTGGACAGTGGTACTTTGAAGTCAACATTTACAAAACTGATACGCGTCATATCCCAATTGGATGGTACACCTATAATTCGTTCCTTGGCGACATACCACTAGAAGGTGGTTTGCTGCAAATGATGGATTGTGACGTGCCTACGAAGGCGCTGCGCAACTACCCTTTTGGGCCGATCCCGTCACCGGTCGTGGATCCGTTCTTTAATCCAATACCAAACGTTCCATTCAACCCGATGCGGTATATCGATACCTTTGCTGGTTTTAACTTCTTCGCGTGATAAGCGGCTCGGAGGGGTGATGAAGAGATGCTTAGAAGATACGTGTTCTATGCTGCGCTCTTAGCAGCGTGGCTGCCTGCCCATGAGGCACTGGCAGTATGTCACTTGAGAGATGTATCGCGCGTTGCGGTAATCAAGAAATGGGGAGGTAGCCGAACAAAGGCGCTGTTGAAGATCTACAGCAGGGAAGGCCAGAGTTGCTACATTGGTAATGGCGGATCCTCGTTTGGCCCATTTCAACTTCATTATGGCGGCACGCATAACACCCGAGGAAATCGCCTTAATGGCATGGGCAATATTTTCACTCGCCAAACTGGCCTTGACGCGCGCAACGAAAGCACAGTGCCTGCGCAAGTCAGATTCATGAAGCGCTGGGGCGAGATGCACGGCGGATATTCCAGCAATATTTGGCATGGGTTGCGGTGCCATCATTGCAAGCCGCAAGCATTTTGGCGCCACGAAAGGATGCGGCATCATCGTAGGCGTTATCATTGGATCTTGGTGGCTCCGTGACCTACTTTCTGATGATCTTGTTTTGTTCAGGTCATGGGGTTAATGCCGATTGCGATTATCGCTCGTACCATGACATGAAGTACGACACCCTAGAGAACTGCCAAATAGCCTTGGACTTTGTCCAGAAAGGCATCCATCGCGGTGCGATGGGGATAGAAGTCAAAAGGCCTGACGTTGCGCCAGAAATGGCGTGCATTGCAAACAGGAATATCTGATGCGGGGTGCGTGATGGACGCTGCCTTAAGTCCTGTCGCCGACTTGACCGATTTCGTCCAACTTCACTTGCAAATATTGGTGTCTCTAGCCGGCGGCCTGGGTGTCTTCATTGGTTCGTATTGGATCAAGCTATGAAGATACGCGCACCACGCCCAAGCGACCTTCTTTGGTTCGCACTCTTCGCGTTTCTGGTTGCTGGCTTTCGCTTATTCTTTGCGGCCGAGGCGTCTGTCGCGTGCCCCCAGGGCACTGGGTGTTATGATGCTTGGGAACAAAGCTTTGGAGTAGATGGGAATGAGTGCCCAAGATCTGACGGTGACGCATGCCGATGACATTCATTTTCTGATTTTGGATCATCGGATTGAGAATATTCTAGATAGAGTTGAACGGCTTGAACGCATGTTGCTGCAGGCGGCTGAAGATGGCAACATTCATATTCATATCAACAGTCCTGGTCATAATCGGCCGAGGGGCCGTCCAAGGACACGACCTTACGTGGGCGGGAACGTATGAAGCCTGTGCCCATATCTGGGTAGGGTTCATGTTCGCGCTGTGCCTTTGGGCGCAGCATCCTTACAATCTGTTCGCCCAGAGCGCCTTGGTTACGGCAACGTTCGTCGAGATCGTCGCGTTTGTGAAGCGTAAGAAAGATGGGTAGCTTATTCGAGATCCTGTTCTGGGTGCTCGTCTTGTGCGTGGTCGCGGCATATTTCATTAACAAAGGCTGATGGCAAGGCACCAGAAAGACCCTGCGCAGATCCGCATCATGCGGGCGGACATGAAAGATATGATCCGCGATGAGCTGTACGGCGCAGGCCTTCAAGTTGACATCGCTATTGACGGGAAGAGGGTCATTTGCATTCCAGTTAGCGAAGTGAAGAACATTGCTAAGCGAATCGCTAAGCGCGCGCTAGTGGGGCATTGATGGATGAACCGACCGTAATAGCCTACGCGATGTTCCTCGGCGCACTCATCGCGCCAACCCTAACGGCGCTTTGGAATAGTCACCTCGTGCAAAAGAATACCGATTTAACAGAAAAAGTTGCGAAAGAAGCCGCCGATGAGCGGGCCGACGTTAGGGATGCGGTGATTAAGAACATCGCCGATACAGCCGCCACAGTAAAAGAAGTCAGAGAAACGCTTATTGCTAGGAATAAACACACCGACCAAAAACTCGACGGTATCCACGACATGGTCAATAGCCAGCTCACCGAAGCTGTGAACCGTCTTCAGGTCGCCGAGCGCGAGATTGCCGAGCTACGGAAAATTATCGAGAGGCTAGAACGTAGTGCGTAAAGCGCGCAGCGAAGCACGCGATCCATGGCGCAGACTCACGCCAGAACAAAAAGCGCTACTCGCGGCGAATCTCAAAGAAATCAGCGAGTGGTGGTTGCAAGGAATCGACAATGCCATTTCCAAAAAACAAAATAGCCAAGCTAGAGCCAATACCAGAGGTGGATCTCGGTGGGAGGCCTGAGTACGAGCCAACGCAAGCAGAGCGTGAGGTCGTGTGGATGGCTGCAGCGATCGGCATGCCGCAAGATAGAATTGCCAAGCATCTCAACGGCGGCAAGGGCATTTGCAAAATGACCCTGCAAAAACATTTCCGCAAGGAACTAAACGAAGGTATGTGGGAAGCCAATATGGAGGTTGTCGGAACCCTCTGGGATACAATCAGGCACTGCAAAGATCCGAAGATAAAGCAGCGCGCGATTGAGCTGTGGATGGAACGCCGCATGCCCGAGTATTTCGGAACAAAGATGGTGCAATCGAACGAGCCAAGCAAGCTGGTCATCACAGTCGAGGGCGGCCTGCCGAAGATGGAACACGCTGTAAATGGTAACGGTGTCGATATAGGCTATGCCGACAGAGAGGATTCCGATCAAGCTTCCGACGTTCCACCCAGGACAGATTGAAGCTTACAAATCCATAAACGGCCATAGGTACTCAATCCTGCGATGCGGAAGACGGTGGGGCAAGACTGAGTTTCTAGGCACCATCGGCTGCTTTGACGTCCTGGCTGGTTATCCTGTCGGGTACTTCGGCCCTGACTATATGCGCGTCAACGAGTTCTACAAATGGTGCGAGGACAAGCTACGACCAGTTATCGCCCAAGCGTCGCAAATGGCGCGCGTTATCAGAGTGCGCGATGGGACGCACGAACAGACCGGCCTTGACGGCGCGGGCAAGATTGAATTCTGGACGCTGAACGACGAAACCGCAGGCCGTGGTAGGAAATACAAGACTGTACTCATCGATGAAGCCGCATTCGCTGGCGCCAATATGATGACTATCTGGCGCAACGCAATCAAGCCTACGCTGCTTGATTATAGCGGTCGCTGCATCGTCGCGAGCAATACGAACGGCATCGACGGAGATCAATTCTTTTGGAAGATATGCAACGAGCGCGAACATGGGTTTTCGGAGTATTGGGCGCCAAGTCACGGTAACCCATATTTGCCAGCGGAAGATTTAGAGGTACTACAGAAAACCGAACATCCGCTCGTTTACCAACAGGAATATCTAGCCAAGTTCATCGACTGGTCGGGCGTCGCGTTTTTCTCTGTCGGCTTGATGTTCAAGGAGGGTAAGCCTCTACCGCCGCCACCGCGCTGCGACGCCGTGTTTGCTGTAATCGACACGGCCATCAAGGATGGGCGGGAGCATGATGGCACGGCAGCATCCTATTGGGCGCTCAACACCCTCGGAGATAACGCCCCATTGATATTGCTCGATTGGGACCTCGTCCAGATTGAAGGCGCGACCCTCGAACGCTGGCTCCCAGGCGTCTATGCGAGGCTCGAGGAGTTGGCCATGGCGCACCGCGCACGGTGCGGCTCTACGGGAGCGTGGATCGAAGACAAGGGATCCGGGATCATCCTGCTCCAGCAGGCCAAGACAAAGGGTTGGGCAGCACACCCGATCGATAACAAGCTGACAATGCTCGGAAAGGATGCGAGGGCCATCAACGCTTCTGGGCCTTTCACACAGGGCAAGGTGAAAATAACCGAACACGCATTCAGTAAGGCAACGACTTACAAAGGTGTCAGCCGCAATCATTTTTTGACACAAATTACATCATTTCGACTATCAGATCCAAATGCATACAAGCGCGCGGATGACCTGTTGGACACCTTCACCTATGCAATAGCACTAGGTTTGGGAAATCCGGAAGGTTTTTGATTGCATTGCTGCTAATGTGCGAGTAATCACTTGTGAAGCCAAGGCGAAGCGGAGCAACGCGACGCAAGGCGATGCGCGGCACAGCGCGGCGTAGCAAAGCGAAGCAAGCAAAGAACTCAAAGGCGGCGGGGTGCTGGATTGTCCAGTCTCCGCCGTTTTTGCGAGTAGGAGGGTACCAATGGATACCTATATCGAGCGCATCGACCACGCGCTGCGCGTGCTCCGCAGCATCAAGGATGAAGAGTTTCAGATCCACTCATGGCCGAACTGCACTCTTGGCAATTGCGCGAAAGACAGATGGTTCAACGAAAATGGGTTCGGCTTCCATGCCAAGAGTGGCAGCATCCCGTCATTCGAGGACACTATTGGCTGCGAAGCTGGTGCGAGGTTCTTCGGCATCCCGGTTGAGGTTAGCAACAGACTCTTTGTTGCTGGCGATCCGATTCTCGGTAGCGCATACCGCACCCGCAATCCAGAGCGCAAGGAAGCAATTGCGCACCTCGAAGTGCTGAAGATGAAGAAGCTCGCTGAGCTGGAAGTCGGCACCGAAATCCATGCTGAAGACTTCGTCGCAGTGGATGCCTGATGCGTGTGTACGGCCGCGTCACAGATGAACTCGGACAAAAATCATGGTTCGAAGTTCAAACTGACAGCGCCGGAAACAATGAATACGTCTTCCTAACGGCGCTCGTCCAGGTTCTCAAACTGAATTTGGGCGAGTCGCCATTCTATGGGAACTTCGGCATTCCAGCTAAAACCAGCGTGCTGCAGCAAATAGCACCAGACTTTTACGTTGCGTTCACCCAGCAGGCCTACTCTGGGTATTTCGCTAACCTTTCAATAACACGGGTGCCTGCGCCAGACAGGGTCACGCCAACATATAACGTTAGCGTTTTGATGACGACAGGAACGAAATTCCAAGTCAACATCGACGCCGAGCGCGTGCCGTTCCCGACTGCGCCGTTCCCGGTCAACACGATCCTTCCATCGCTTGGGGTGATGCCAGGATGAGCCAAGTTGGCCAAGTGCTCACGGGCAAGGTTGGCCTCTGGGTCAACTTTCCGACAGGATACGCCTATCAACTCCTTCGAAACGCTGTGGTGTTCCAGTCAGGGAATTGGGACGGCACTGGGCCAACCTACACCGTGCAGAATTCCGACATTGGCCAGGTGATCTCACTTAAAGTGATCGCGTCAAATTCAAGTGGCGCTGGGCCAGTCGCCAGTAGCCCAGGCGTGTTGATAGGGTGAACTACGATTGGCGATAATATTCAACTCAACAAACCCAGTTGATGATGCCACATGGCAAGGATACCATCTACGCGCGGTTATTCCTCTGGCAAATTTGACAAATCCTGGCTTCACTACTGGGCAAATAAGAGTTACTTTCGAGCTTGCTTCTACCGCCTCGGCTGCGAACTGCGATTCTGCCTTCATTGGCGCTGGCATCGCAAGTCCTGTCTATGACTTCGACGGCAGTCAGGTTCAGTTACTTTTCGGCGGCAGCCCATCGAACACCGGGCTAGGCTCGGGCGCAATATTCACATCAGACTTTGTGCCGTTTACTTTTAATTTCAGCACGGCTGTAAGCTTGGTTATTGCCACGCATTGGTCCGGGACACATGCAGATGCCGCCCAGGCGACCGGCACGACCAACAACGAATATTTTCAGAATGAGGTAGTCGGCGCCGAAGGTCAGAGCGCTCCAACTGGATCTTTCATTCTACTCGCGCATGCTATTGATTTCGTAACTTTAATTGAATTTCAACCTAATCCATTAGTTAACCAAGTTGTCATTGGCGGCCCCACGACGACTCAAATTATCCCAGGACAGGATCTCCTTGGGAATGTGGGCCTGTGGGTTAACCAGCCAACAGGCTATGCGTATCAGCTCATGCGGAATGGGGCGGTATTCCAAGCTGGCCCTTGGGGGGTTGGTCCGAGTTATACAGTCCAGCCATCTGACGTTGGATCCGTTATCACGCTTCAGGTAATAGCTATGAATTCCAGCGGCTCCGGGGCACCTGCTGCAAGCATGATTTACTTAGTAGCCCGAGGTCAGCCGCTTGTAACGTCCCAAGCACTTGGCACCCAGAGAAATAACTATGGTGACTCTGTAGGATGCGGTTTTACGGTAGGCTCTGCTAGTGTTACCGTAAGCGCGCTTGGACGATGGGTAGTAAGCGGGAGTTCTGGGAGCCACCTTTTATTTATTGCCGACGCAACAGGCGCCACCATTGCGACAGCCACAATACATACATCCGGGCTTTCTGCGGGCTATCATTACATCAACATTGACCAGGGCTACACCACCCTTCAGGGCGACTCTTTTTACTATCTACAAAGTGTAGAGGCAATTAGCGGCGATTTTTGGTACGATGTTAATACAATTCCGACTATCGATAGCCATTTCGTCTATGCCGGAGCATTCTCCAGGTCTGGCGGCGTATTAACGTTGAGTAATACGACTGGCATCTTTGGCCCAGTTAATTTGTTATTCTATCCGGTTACGCCACCACCACTTGGGACGCCAATCCAGTACAGCTGGGACTTCAGCCCATGAGGTTCATCGGCGAGACATATACCCTCCCTTTCAACCCTGGCGTGGTTAGCTTCACGCCAGCTGGGTATCCTATGATCCGGGATGAACAATTCAATCTGCAGACGTTGAGCAAGGCGAATGGGCAGTGGCAGCTCAGCAATTTGCTTGACGCGGCGAAGGCATCGTTAAGCGCTCAGGGAATAACATGGTCGCCGGCTCCGCCAGGTATTTATGCTATTGGCATAGAGCAGGTGGCGTACTATGCAAACCCAATATGGGACGAGAGTCGAGTTATATACGACACAGCTGGGAACGCATACGCGATTCTGGCGTCTGGGCGCTCATCGCTTAATGCGAGCGTCTTCATGCATTCTTCTGACGGAGCGAAAACCTGGACAGCATATCTGATACCCGGTAGCGGTAGCAATCAATACACCTCTGTAAGCATGGAGCAGCCGACGGCTGGAAGCACCCTTCTTAATCAGCCACCTGCGCTCCTACTCAGGCCGTACTTCGACTACGCCGGGAATCCGCGTACGCTGCAGCTGGTAACACCCATATTGAATGTCGATAACTCTGTATCATTCGCCGGTCCATTCACGGTGGCGACAAACACGATAACGGACATTCCTCCGGCGGGCAATGAGAACGCAGTGGTGTCGTCTGGTAACTTAGCGCATATTGTGTATCCAGTAGCGACGCTTACACTTGATTCCATCAGTGGGAGACACGGCACGCCACAGTACGTGGTGACTGTGAACCGGACGACTGGCGCGGTCGTTACTGCAGCTGTCCTGCTGGGTGTCGGTGTCAGCCAAAATGATGATGCCGTCGTTGATGAGCATGATCAGCCGACTATAGCCATGGACAGGAATGGCTTACTGCATGTTATTGTGGCCGGACACGATGGGCCATTCTATTATCTGAAGTCAACGTCGGCTAACGACACAAGCAGTTGGTCGGCCATCAAGATTTTAGGACAGCGTCCATCGTCGACGTGGACTAGTGCGGATGAGTACAGCTACCCATCGCTGCTAATAGATATCAATAACAATCCGTTAATCGTAGCTAGATGGTCGGGGCATAACTACATCTTTAGACTTGTAGTGTTGTATATGGTTGGAGGCCTATGGCGCCAACAAACTCTGGTTAACCCAGGACGGCCGTACTACGGCATATGGTACCATAAGGTGACTATCAGCAGCTCAGGAAAAGTATTCATACATTATAAATACTTCCCAGATAACATATTTGCAGACGAGGCGTTGGTGATAGAGAATACGTTCGGGTTGACGCTTACGCCAAACCCGCCGTCTTGCGTAGCGACAAATCACAATAGCCAGTCTCCTAGCTATTGCGCTTATAATGGGTATGCAACGCTAACGAACGCTATGGTGTGCTCCTCTGACTCGACCTTTGCGTCGTTCAGCTCGGTGACGAACAAAGCGTTCTTTTCGTAAAATGGCAATTTGAAATCATGAACGTAAGCACGATCGAAACCAACAGCTCTGTCATTGGCAGCAAGCTGAAAGAGATCTTGCTTTGCGACGATATCGAGCCAGGTAGCGAGCCGTCCTACGAAACCGCCAAACTGATTTATGAATATCACCCCATCGGCAAGAAGATGGTGGACAAGCCAATTGAGATTGCCCAATCGCAAAAGCGCGAAATCAATGTCCAGAAGGGTCCAGAGGACATTGTAAAGCAGAAGTTCGAAGAGGAATGGAAGGCGATCGGCGCCGACAAATACATCGCGAACACCGCGCGCATTGCTCGCATTTACGGCATTTCGACCATCGCCATCAAGGTTAAGGGGCAGAAGGATGACACCCCGCTAGACTTCAACAAGTTGTACAATGCAGATATATCTTTCAGCGTGTTTGATCCGTTGAATACGGCCGGCTCTCTCGTTCTCAATTTGGATCCAAACGCGTTCGATTTCTTGAAAACGAAAGGAATCGTTGTTTCAGGGCAAGCCTACGATCGGTCGCGCACCAAGATCATTATGAACGAGGATCCGATCTACCTCTCGTACACGGTGGCCTCATTCGGATTCGTTGGCCGCTCGGTGTATCAGCGGTCATTGTACCCGCTGAAGTCCTTCATCCAATCGATGATCACCGATGACATGATCACCCGCAAGGCTGGGGTGTTCATCGCCAAGCTGAAATGGATTGGCGCGGTCGTCAGTTCGGTCATGAGTTCTGCGGCCAGTTTTAAGCGGCAGCTATTGAAGGAAGCAAAAACCGATAACGTCATTTCGATCACGCCCGAGGAATCAATCGAAACTCTCGATATGAAGAATATCGATGGCGCATTTGCGTTAGCTCGCAAGGACATCCTTGAGAACATTGCGGCTGGCGACGACATGCCTGCGAAGATATTGATCGACGAGACATTTGCCGAAGGGTTTGGCGAAGGCACTGAAGACGCCAAGAACATTGCTCAGTTTGTCAACCGCATCCGCGTGTGGCTGAACCCCATCTATGAGTTTTTCGACAAGATCGTGCAATACCGCGCATGGAACGAAGACTTCTATGCCACAGTGCAAAGGGACTTCCCTGACATGTATCGCGGCGTGCCGTATGAGACCGCATTAAAGGATTGGCAGAATTCGTTTCGCGCTGGCTGGCCGAACCTTCTCGAAGAGCCCGATAGCAAGAAAGCCGAAGCCGAAGAGGTTAAGCTCAAAGCTGTTGTGGCGCTCGAAGAGATCCTTCTTCCAATCCTGGATCCGGAGAATAAGGCGCGCGCTTTGCAGTGGGCATGCGATAACTTCAACGAATTCAAATTGCTGTTCGGCACGCCGCTGGAACTTGACGTTGATGCGCTAGTCGACTTCTTCGAGGAGCAGAAAGACAATCAGCAAACCGCGCTTGAGGCTGGCCTACAGGAGCCTAAGCCGCAGGCGCCATTCTCGTCAAAGGATTCGGCCAAAAAGCTGGTAGCGCTGGCGTCTAGGAAATGATGGACACTAAGGCCGGCAAGGGCTTCTACGCCACTCTCAGGGCGGCAATTGCGGATATCAGCGAAAACGGCTTCGACACCTCCGGTCGGCTAGCCTTCTGGACGGAGCAGCTCCGCCAGGCGGCATTGCTCTCGTTGAGATCACCACGGCAAATGGAGGAGATGCTCAAATTTGGGCTATCTTCGATCTATCGACGGCTTATTGAGCGCGGTGGCATTGGCCGTTACCATCCAGGGATTCCGCGCTTTACGCTCCAGAGGGTTCAGCCACACCTACGCGCTGAACTGGATAAAAGAATTCTGGCGGCAGCGGATCTCATAAAACTCAACCGTGAACAAGCAGTAGCAAAAACGCTCCAGCGATTCCAAGGCTGGGCGACATCCATACCTGGCGGCGGCTCCGACACGACCGACAAGCGAGAGATAGCAAAAGAGGTTCGTAAAGCGCTCGCCAGGTTGCCGTTCGAAGAACGGCGCGTGATGATCGACCAGGGGCACAAGTTCACCGCGAACCTGTCCAACATCCTGGCAACGAACGGCGGAGCGATCGCCATGATCTGGCATTCGCATTGGCGCCAGGCTGGCTACGACTACCGTGAGGACCATAAAGAACGTGATGGAAAAGTATATGCCATACGCGGGAATAATTGGGCTCTGGCTGGCGGGCTTATGCGAGCTGGCGCAGTGGGTTATTACGAGGATGTCACGGCGGTAGGCGAGGAAGTCAATTGCCGCTGCTATGCGCAATATCTGTATGCGCTGCGCGATTTGCCAAAAGAGATGCTGACCAAGAAGGGCGCCGAAACGTTGGCACACGCCAAAACTGTGGCTGCATGACAGGAGAACCCGATGGACTGTCTTAGTTGGGATTTTGTCCAGCATGTTCTTATTCTGATCGTTGTGCTCGTAGGCACCTTCGCCATCATCGAGGTCTTGATCGGAGTCGTGGCTGACATTCCCGCGTGGGTGGTTCAGATTCTGCGCATCATCAAATGGATGGTCGTCACGATCATCTGCATCATTCTGGTCATCGGTCTTATTAAGTGCCTCTGGGCGTTCATCCCAGCTGGAACGCTTCGCGTGCGATGACCCAAACCATGCTGCGACTTGATCCGCCGCTCCCGCTCGATACGCCCAAGGGGCACTCGCTTGCGCATGTGCTGATCGACTACGGCGCCGAATGTGATCTGTTGTGGGTCTGCTTCCAGGACGAGACCGGCGAGATCTGGAC